CTGCCGCAGGGCGTCGACATGGCCTCGCGTCAGGTTCACAATGGCATCTCGATGCGCATCGTGCGCCAGTACGACATCAACAACGACCGCCTGCCCTGCCGTATCGACGTGCTGTACGGCTACTCGGTCATCCGTCCGCAGATGGCCGCGCGGCTCTGGGGCTAACAGGTAGAGACAGGAGATACACACATGGCACTTCCCTCTGTAGGCGGCGGCTATCAGGCCAACGATGGCAACCTGAACGAAGTCAAGGTGTCGGTTTCGGCCGCGCCCGTCACGGCGGCCGGCGACGCCACGCTGACCGTGGCGCAGCTCACCAACGGCATCATCCTCGGCTCGCCGGGAACGTCCGCAGCGGCCTATACGCTGCCGCTCGCGGCCGATCTTGACGCTGCGCTGGTGAACGCCAAGGTCGGCACGACCTTCGACTTCCGCGTCATCAACGTCAACGGCTCCAGCCTCGGCGTCATCACCATGACGACCAACACGGGCTGGTCCATCGGCAGCAGCGGGTCGCAGGGTCTGATGACCATTGCGGCCACCGCCGGCACGGCGCGGTCGTTCCGCGCCCGCAAGACCGGCGACGGCGCCTGGGCGCTGTACGCCATCTCGTAAGCAACCGGCCCCCGCTTCGCGGCGGGGGCTGATCTCATCAAGGAGAACACCATGCCGAATGAAAAGCCGATTGGTGTCGCTTACGAGGACCAGTACCTCAACGGCGCCACCATCGCCAACCCGGTCTACACCGCCAAGGGCGCGGCGCTCACCACGCAGCTGACCTCGATCACCTCGACGGCACCGGGCACGCCCGACTACGCCGTCCAGGATTTGACGCAGACCTCGCCGTTTGGCTTCGTCACCAAGGACGAGGGCAACACCGTCCTCTCGGTCATCGCCAACCTCCAGACCCGCGTCGCGGAACTGGAGACGCGGCTGAAGGCGCTGAACCTCATTGCCTAACCTGTCAGGCGGCCCCGCAGGCCGCCTGACCTTCACAGGACAAGATAATGGCCGCGATTTATCTGGCGCACCCCAAGCACGGCGTGAAGATCGCCACGATGGAAATGGAAGCGCAGCACGACGAAGCCAATGGCTGGGTCCGGTTCGAGCCAGAAGAGATTGTAGACGCACCCGCCGACGAACCGTTGCCTGAGCCGCCGGTTGAGGTTAATGTGCTGGCTGAACCGCGGCGTCGAGGACGCCCGCGCCTAACGCAGAGCGAGTGACATGACCACGGCGGGCGATCTTATAAACGGCTCTTTGAGGCTTCTCGGCGTCTTGGCCGAAGGTGAAACGCCGTCCGCCGAGACGGCGCAGGACGCGCTCGCCGCCATGAACCAGATGATCCAGTCGTGGAACACCGAACGTCTTGCGGTGTTCTCCACTCAGGATCAGGTCGTCACCTGGCCGCCGTCCACGCGGTCGCGGACCTTTGGCCCGACCGGCGACATTGTCGCCAACCGCCCGATTGCCATCGACGACAGCACCTACTTCCGCGATCCCGCCACGGGCATCTCCTACGGTCTGAAGCTGATCAACCAGCAGCAGTACAACGGAATCGCGGTCAAGACCGTCACCTCGACCTACCCGCAGGTATTGTGGGTCAACATGACCTACCCCGACATCGAGATGTACGTCTACCCGGTGCCGACCAAGGTGCTGGAGTTCCACATCGTGTCGGTCGACGAACTGAACCAGCCCGCCAATCTGGCGACCGATCTGGCGTTTCCGCCCGGCTACCTGCGCTGCTTCCGCTACAATCTGGCCTGCGAACTGGCCCCGGAGTTTGGCACCGAGCCGTCCCGCCAGGTGCAGCGCATCGCCATGACGTCGAAGCGCAACCTCAAGCGCGTCAACAATCCGGATGACATCATGGCGCTGCCCTACAGCATCGTCGGCACCCGCCAGCGGTACTCCGTTTACGCGGGGAACTACTAATGCAGTCGCCGATCCTCGGCAGCGCCTATGTTGCTCGCAGCGTCAACGCGGCGGACAACCGTTGTGTCAACCTATACCCGGAGGTGGTGCCGGAGGGCGGCAAGCAGGCCGCCTTCTTGAGCCGCGCACCGGGTCTGCGCCGCCTCGCCACCATCGGCAGCGGGCCGATCCGTGGGCTGTGGGCGCCGCAGATCACCGGCTCCGACAGCTACGTCGTCTCCGGCAACGGCCTCTACAAAATCGACACGGCGTACAACGCCACGTTTCTCGGTACCATCAACGGCACCGGGCCGGTGTCGATTGCCGACAACGGCACGCAGATTTTCATCGCTGCCAACCCGGACGGCTACATCTACAACATGGCCACCGGGGCGTTCGCGCCGATTGGCGACCCTGATTTTCCCGGCGCCGCGACGGTCGGTTATCTTGACGGCTATTTCGTCTTCAACGAGCCCAACTCGCAGAAGGTCTGGGTAACCAGCCTGCTGGACGGCACCAGCGTCGACCCGCTTGACTTCGCCAGCGCCGAAGGCGCGCCAGACCAACTGATCTCGGTCAACGTCGACCATCGCGAGGCGTGGATGTTCGGCACCGGCACCATTGAGGTTTGGTACAACGCCGGCACTGCCGACTTCCCGCTGCAGCGCATCCAGGGCGCCTTCAACGAACTGGGCTGCGCTGCCGTCTATTCTGTCGCCAAGCTCGACAACACGCTGTTCTGGCTGGGCGCCGACGCGCGCGGCAACGGTGTGGTCTACCGAGCCAACGGCTACCGCGGCGAGCGCGTCTCGACCCACGCCATTGAGTTCGCCATCCAGAACTATAGCGTCATCTCCGACGCGGTCGCCTACTCCTACCAGCAGGAGGGCCACAAGTTCTACGTCCTGACCTTTCCGACGGCAGAAGCCACTTGGGTCTACGACACCTCGACGGGTGCGTGGCATGAGCGAGCCAGCCTCATCAACGGGCATTTCAGCCGGCACCGTTCCAACTGCCAGATGAACTTTAACAACGAGATCATCGTCGGCGACTACGAGAACGGCAACATCTATGCCTTCGACCTCGACGTCTACGCCGACGATACCATCCCGCAAAAGTGGCTGCGGTCGTGGCGGGCACTACCCACGGGCACCAACACGCTGCGCCGCACCGCGCATCATACGCTGCAACTGGATTGCGAGAGTGGCGTCGGCGTCAATCTCGGGCAGGGCAGCGACCCCCAGGCCATGCTGCGCTGGTCGGACGACGGCGGCCACACCTGGTCGCGCGAACACTGGTCGTCGCTGGGCGCCATCGGCCAGTACAACCGCCGCGTCTTCTGGCGGCGGCTCGGCATGACACAGAAGCTGCGCGACCGCGTCTACGAGGTGTCGGGGTCCGATCCGGTCAAGGTCACGATCATGGGAGCGGAGCTGATCCTCGATGGCACTGCTTCCTAGCTCCAACCAGATCCCCGCCCAGCGCGTTCCGCTTAACGAGCGCCCCGCCGAGCCGGAGTATTTCGCCCGCGAGTGGTTCCGCTTCTTCGATCTGCTGCACACCTTCACGCCGACCCCGGCGGTTTTCACCCCGGTTTTCACCCCGGTCACCAACGTGACGGCGGTGACGGGCGGCGGCTGCTTCTTCAACCAGATGGGCAATGTCGTCGCGCTGACCGGATCGTTCACCCTTGACCCGGCGGGCACCGGCGACACGGTGTTCCGCATGGACCCGCCGGTCCTCGAGGGTTTCGCGCTGGCCGTCGCGGCGGGCATGTTCGTGACCACCGCTCCCGGCGCCAGCGACACCGGCTCGGTTACCGCGGCGGGCAATCTTCTGGAATTTCGTCTGAACGCCGTCAACACCGAAGCTGCGGCCTATGTCTTCAACGTCAACTACCAGATTGCCTGAAAACGCAATTTACGCTAGGTTCGCGCCATGACTGTCAACCTGTCTCCGTTTGCCAACCCCGGCTCGCAGTTCTTCGACGACAACGGCGACCCGCTGTCGGGCGGCAAGATCTTCACCTACGCGGCAGGCACGACCACGCCGAAGGCGGCCTACACCGACTTTACGGGCGGCACGGCGCACACCAACCCGATCATTCTGGACGCCGCCGGACGACCGCCGTCTGAGGTCTGGCTGACCTATGGCGATGCCTACAAGTTCATTCTCAAGGACAGCGCCGACACGCTGGTTGGCACCTTCGATCACATCGACGGTATCCCGCCGGTCAACATCAATCTGGTCCGGCTGTACGGCGCGACCTCGGGTTACATCGACCTGGTGGCCCCCGCCGTCGCGGGCGTCAACACCGTCACCTTCCCGGCGCAGACCGGCACCGTCGCGCTGACTGCCAGCCCGACCTTCACCGGCACGACGGCGGTCGCCACGTTGACCGCGTCCGAGAACATTACGGGCTCCAAAACCATCAGCGGGCGGCTGCTGGCGGCCTCGCAGACCGTCACCATCGACCAGTACCTGTACATGGGCGGCACCGGCCAGATGAAGCTGCCGGTCGGCTCGACCGCCCAGCGGGCGGGGGCGTTCAGCGGCACCGGCCAGATCAGCGGCACGACGCTGACCATCACCAACGTCACCAGCGGCGCGCTCTACATCGGCGCGGTCATCAGCGGCACGGGCGTCACGGCCAACACCCGCGTCATCGACTTCCTGACCGGGTCCGGCGGCGTCGGCACCTACACCGTCGGCACCTCGCAGACCGTCGCAGCGGGCACGGCCATTGCTGACGCTCCTGTGACGGGCATGATCCGCTACAACAGTACCAACAGCGCGTTTGAAGGGTACGGCGCGTCCGGCTGGGCGGGCATCGGCGGCGGCGCCACGGGCGCTGGCGGCGACGAGGTGTTCATCCTCAACAGCCAGGTGGTCACCACGTCCTACGCCATCCCGTCCGGCAAGAACGCATCGTCCACCGGGCCGCTGACCATCAACGGCAGCGTCACCATCACCATTCCATCCGGCTCGCGCTGGGTGATCCTGTAACGGAGCAACCATGTCCCAGCTTACCCTTACCAGCGACCCGCTCGGCAGCGCCACGACCGGCACATTCGAGTTTGAGAACCCGGCCTTCTACATGACCGGGGCAACGTCGCAACGCGGGGCGGTGCTGGTTGATCAGTACATCCTCCAGCAGGCGACCTACACACTGGCCAATAACACCAGCGCGCAGAAACTGTTTGGTGCGACTACAAACGGTCAAATCACGCTAGTGGCGGGCACTTACGAGTTTGACTGTCAGTTTCTGCTGTCCAGTATGAGCGGGTCATCTAGCACTTTTGCTTTTGCGTTGGCGGGTGGGGCGACGTTCAACCAATACTGGACTTCTGTTGCGGTCAAAGCGGCGGCGGGCGCAAGCGTTAACGCGCAGATAACGCACCACACCGGCGCTTCTGGCGTGTTTCCTACCAACATAGCCACCGCATCAACGGCGACTGCGGGCGCAGCGCGCATATCCGGCATTACCGTTATAACCGTTGGTGGCACGCTGATCCCGCAAATCCAGCAAGTTACGGCATCAACCGCTGCAGTGGTCGGCGTCGGATCGTACTTCAAGATCCGGGCGCTTGGCGGCGCGGCGGCGGCCAGCAGCGGCAACTGGAGCTAAGTCATGACGGTCACTATCGACGGCGGAGCAGGCGTCACCTTCCCGGACGGGGTCCAGCAGACCAACGGCGTCACCAACACGGGCGGTGACCCGCCGTACTTCGCCGCGCGTGCCTGGGCCAACATCGACGGCTCCGGCACGGTGGCGCTGCGCAGTTCCGTCAACGTGGCCTCGGTCACCTCGCCATCTACGGGGCGCTACGTCATCACCTTCACCGAGGCGATGCCGGACGCCAACTATGCCATCATGGCCACGGCGGGTGACGTCACCACCACGCCCAACTACTACAACGCTCGCATCTACGGCACGCCGACTGCCAACAGCTTCACCATTCAGGTGCTGGTCCAGAGCAGCGGCAACCCGATAGCCGTCGACGTCGACTATCTTCACGTCGCGGTGTTCCGTTGACCGATCCTGAGCAACATCTTGCGGTCCATTTCGCCAACCTGCAACTGCCGCCGGACGCCGCGCGGTGGCTGCTTGACGTTTGGAACGCAATCCAGGTGCTGGACGATGTGGCGGACGGAGACAGCATCGACCGTGACGCGCTCGACCGCGCCATCTACGACCTGCTGGTCGGGATGCCGTCAAACCGCTTCTTTGCCGTTCATGCTGGAACGCTGTTGCCCGCGCTGGGGTTGATGGTGCTGAAGTGGAAGGCGTCCGATACGGCAGAACGGGGCGGCCGGGCAGACGCTCGGTCTTTCGTCTGGCGGGCGGGCTATTACGACGTGGTGTTAGCCGTTGTTGCCGCGCATCACGGCCCTGCGGTTGCCATGACGGTTGCCGATAAGGTCATGGAGTTGTATGGTGAAACGCTACATGAGTATCTGAAGGAGTTTCCGCCATGCCGGGACCAGTAGCCGCGATTGGCGCCGCCGCCGCTGTGGGGGCGGGCGCGTCCATCTTTGGCGCCAGCAAGGCGTCCAAGTCAGCCAAGGACGCCGCCAAGGAACAGACCAAGGCCACACAGGCCGCCATCGCCGCCGAGCAGAAGGCGCTTGAGCGCCAGATCGGTCTGCAGGAGCCATTCCGTCAGGTCGGCGTCAACGCGTTAGCGCAATACCCTGGCGCCGCCGCCCCCAGCTACCAGCCGTTCGGCATGGCGCAGTTCCAGGCCGACCCCGGTTACCAGTTCCGCATGTCGGAAGGGCTGAAGGCGCTGGAGCGGTCGGCGGCGGCGCGAGGCATCCTGTCGTCGGGCCAAACGCTGAAGGACATCACGCGGTTCGGGCAGGACACGGCCAGCCAGGAATACCAGAACGCTTTCAGCCGCTACATGCTGGAAACGGAGCGCAGGCGTCGCGAAACGCT